GCCCAATTTCGAGAAGGAGGAATCCGAATGAAACTGACGCAGGAGCAAATCGAAGAGATTCGTAAGAGAGCGGAGGCTGCGACGCCTGGGCCGTGGTTCCGTGAATATGGAGACGTAAAAACTAATGGAGTTACTGATCGTAAGTATGATGAAGCGGAAACTATTGCGGAAATGTACCACGATGACGATGACGCAGAATTCATCGCCAAAGCCCGCCAAGACATTCCGGCACTACTCGCTCACATCGAAAGACTAGACGCTTATATCGTGCATCTCGGCGAACAAGTCGAAAGCGACAAGGAAGTAAAGTTCGGCTATTATAACGAAAATAAAATGTTTAAGCAGATTATCGCGGAGTTACAAGCAAAAAACGATAAGTTAGAAACCGCAATCCAAGACGCTTTATCTGTCGGAGAAATGCAGAAGGAAAACTTCGCAATGGAACCGTGGGCTTCGTTAGAGGAGGCGATGTATGATGACGAAGAGTAAGTCGAAACTACCTCCGGCGACTGACTGGCGAAATCGGTCAATCGACCAATATAACGTCACGACGTTCAGACAATACCTCTACGACCGTCACCGCGAACTATACGGACTAGACTACGTAGGAGCCGTTAAGCGTGACTGCGGCATGATTAGCGGAATGATTAAGCAGCACGACAAGGCGACTGTGAAGGCGTTTATCGACGAGTGCTTTCGCCAGTATAAGCCGACGACGCAGTATCCGACGCTGAATTTCTACTTCATGAAAACGTATATGAGCGAAAGGGTGCTTCCGAAAGTGTTGTTGGCGCAGAGGACCGAGCGTTTGTTGGGCGGAGAGACGCCGATAGAAAAGACAGAACATTCCGAAAATATAGACGAATTGAAAGGGTGGTTTTGATGAATACACGTTATGATATCGCAGCAGCAAACGCAAGAGAGGCAATCGAGGAATTACGATTAGCAGCGTATGAGCAAGGATATAAGGACGCGGTGAACGATTTAAAACAAACAGCGCCAGTTTCGAAAGAATTAACACGCGATGAGGTTATCGAGATGGCGAAGCGTATTGTATCTCACACTTTAGGCGAATATGATTCGTTCAATATCACGATTGGAGAATACAATAATCAAGCGGTTAAGGCGAAGTTTATTATCAATCGGGAAAAGAGAACCATTGTTGCTTTGATTTACGGGTATTACTCCGGAAATTTATATAAAAAAGGAATCGCCAAATGTGATCCGGAAGACTGCTTCAACGTACACATTGGAAAGGCTATTGCGTTACATCGGGCGTTAGGTTTAGAAGTGCCGAAGGAGTACTTAAATGCGCCACAACCTACGGAAGTTCATGAAGGCGATATTGTTAAATGGAATGACGTATACGGAAGAGTATACGAGATAACTAAAATACACGGAAAAAATTGTTATACCTTTAAAAACGTTAAACTCGAAACAGTATTTCCTAACATGCGATATGAAAACTTACTAAACGCAAGTACGATTATAGACGACAGCCGCGAAGGAGAGTGATCGAATGACAAACGAAAAAACCTGCGTCCTAGCAAGCGCCTGCAAACTCGCCGGTGACAAGGACGGTTGTAACTCACGATGCAGCAGTTTCATCTCACTTCATGGCGCGTCAGGCTCCGGTGGTAGGGTCGCAGCGGCTGGCATACCGAACGACTACCGAATGGACACGATTAAGACGATGCCTACACGCGATTCTACCGTGAAAATAGGCGGAAACACACCGACCATAGCTAACGTATTAGACTCGTACGTAGACAGCTTTAAACGGCAATTTGAAGCGTCAGGCGAGCGTGTTAAATCGCTGTATCTGTGGTCGCGGTCGCCAGGGACAGGGAAAACCACAACGGCGGCAGCGTTGGCAAATACGTATCTAATCAAGCACTATATCGGCTCGTTACAGCGCGACAGGCAGGTGTTGCAGCGTCCGGTATTATTCGTAGACGTCAATCAGCTTCAGACGGATTATAACCAATTCAATCGACCGCGCGTGCCCGATTCGGTGGCAGAACCGGCAGCGCAGCGATATTATCGAACGATTGAGCAGGCGAAGGTTGTTCCGTTTGCTATATTAGATGACGTCGGTATTCGTGATAGCACAGACGGATTCCGGGCGGATCTACATTCGATTATTAACGCAAGGGTAACGAATCAGCTGGCGACAGTTTATACGAGTAACTTACCGATAAGTGAGCTTACGATGGTATTTGGCGAAGCAAGGCTGGCGGATCGTATTCGGGACATGACGATGGAGATTGAATTCCTGGGCGGTTCAAATCGAGGGATGCGAAATAAATAATACCCATACCGGTATTTACTAAACGGAGGCGATGACGGATGAAGGTTTCAGTGAATCTATCGTTTTGGTTCGACGGTATAGACACCTGCTCCGAAGAAGAAGTTCTCGATTATTTAGCGACGGCTTTAGATATCGGAGCAGAGTCGACATGTAGCGATATTAAAATCGATGATTTCGTAATCAAGGAGGCGGCGAAATGAATTACAACTGGAATGAATTTACGGCACAACCGGGCGAAATCGTTGAGGTGGACGGTTACGACGGGTATTTCAAAGTCGATTGTCAACGCGTAGAGGTTGAGCGCGATGAAACGGAAGTATTCGAAGACATATATTACGAATTAACAAACATTCACACAGGCGAGTACTTATCGGCTTGTGACGATGACCTAACGCCAGTTGCAGACGCAAGCCAAGCAGACGACTTTATTGCGAATATGGTGCCGAAGAAACGCAGCTCAATCGATCCAGGTTCGGCGATGATTTATCTTAACGGTTATTGGATTCCGGTAGTTGGCGGTGACTTGAACGAACAAATCGATATGGGGGCGATTAATATGGCGAAGGATAACGAACGTAAGTTAACTGCGCGTGAACAGTCGAACAAAGAGGCAGCGGAAAAGAAGGCGGCACGTAAGAAGCGTAAGGAATACGTAGATCGTGCGTTGGATGGTCGATTAACTGCGAAGGATTTAATCGAGGTGTTTCCGGCTGGTAAGGCGAAGTACGAGCGACGCATTGCGAGATACGACAGATTCTTGGCGAAGGTGAGTGATTCGGAATGATGGCCTTAACGTTAGGCTTCTTAATCCTTTTCGGTTCACCGTTTATAGGCGTATATGTTGCGGATAAACTTGGCGGAGGAATAGCCGGAATGTCTTTTGGCGCAGCAATCGGTCTTTTTATAGGATACGTAATTTCTAACGTTTTAGTTTACGTATTACTTTCATAATAACGAAGGAGTGATTATGAGTGAAATCAACTATATTAGTTTTGAAAAGTGGGTACACAGTTAAGACACCTGGTCATGTTGCTGAAGAAGTATTTGAATGTCTATCTAAAGGGTTTGCGGATAAGCAAGAAGGTGTTTTAACTTTCGGCGGTAGTTTTATTCTATATTCCGAAGTCGCGGCAGTTTTAGAAGAGGGAGAATAAAATTTAAATTTATTTTTCTCGACGTTATTTACATGAAAATTTAATTATGTATACTTTCTATCGGAGGTGAGTTGAATTGTTTAAAGCTCAAATTATAGCAGACGGTAAAATCATTAAGGAAATCACAGACAAAGAAGAGTTAGACGTCGTTGTAGAAAAGGCGTATCTCAAGGGTGGATACGGAGAAGTTTATACAAAAATAATTGAAGGTGATATTGAGTGAGAAGCTTTCTGAACATAGGTTTGTGTCCGAAGTGTTTTGGAACCAAGAAACTTAAAACGATACAGAAAGTCGCGAGAATGAGTGGTAAATCACTGCTCGCGACGAATACTTCTGTTAAGTGTGATAAATGTGATGGTAAAGGAGTAATTCTATGAAACTAACATATAAACAAATAGAAGGAATTCGCAAGAGGTCCGAAAGTGCGACGCCTGGACCTTGGGTATGGGTAGGTCCGGATACTAAGGACGACTCGGATACTAATATGGGATGGATTGAAGCTCCCAACAAAACTAAAGAGGTTGTCTGTGATTTCGGAGATTGCGAACAGTTTTATCCAACCGAAGGAGAACCGTTCAAAGAGAACGACTTAGATTTCGTGATTAATGCACGCCAGGATATCCCCGCACTTCTCGCCCATATTGCGGAGCTAGAGCAGTTACTTAAATCATCAAGAAGCGGCGAAAGAATGTGGCGGGATTTACGACTAGAAGCTAGCGAAAGAATTAGAGAGATGGAAACGGAATTAGAAGAGTGGAACAGATACAAACAACTAGAAGAAAATGCGAAGTTCTTACGTAAACTAATATCAGAAAAGGAGTGATTAAATGAGCAACTACACCGAAATGTTCTTATCGAAGATCGTCGACCAGAACGAAGTCACAGCACTAACTCGCTACGGCATTGAGGAGTCGCACCTAGAAACGAAAGGCGAAAAGGCAGCGTTGTCCTTCATTCGCAAGTATGCAGCAGAAAACGGAGGTCAGACGCCTTCTCCGGAGGTGCTGGCCGCCAATGTTGCGGAGTTTACGTATTTACCTAGAATCGAAGACTCATACGAATATCTGGCGAAACAGATTAAGGGACATTCTGCCAAATTGGGCGTTAAGGAACTCCTCGAAAATGGCTTCGTTGACAAGTTCTCGAAAATTTCAGATGGAAATATTTTAATCGATGACTTGATTTCGGAGCTTCAGCAGGTTAAAATAAGAACAAGCGTTCGAGATGTTATAGGCGTAAATTTAAAGACGGATACTCAAACGTTTCTCGATGAGTACAAACGCCGTAAAGCAGGCGAATCATTTAAGATTTGGAAAAGTAAATTCGGCACAATCAACAAGGAAGTCGGCGGTTATCTCAGCGGAAATATGTATACGTGGTATGGGCGTTCGGGCCGCGGTAAATCCGTATTCACAATGGAAGAAGCGCTAGAAGCCGCAGCACAAGGCGCAAGAGTACTCGTATGGGCGATGGAGATGAGCCGTTTCGAATGGATGGCGCGAGCTTATTCTTCGCTATCAGCACGCCAGGGAATTATCGACGCAAACATCGAAGGAGTCAATTACGACGTAGGTTTCGAGAATCGCGCATTACTCACCGGTAAATTGTCGGAAGAGTTCGAAAGTGGCTTCGAAGTGTTCTTATTATCGTTGAATGAATCGCTAAAAGGTGAGATTATACTACGTGC